TTTGAGCCTGATAGTCCATTGGCGATGTCCTTGATCTTGTCTAGCGTTGCTGTGTCAGCCCCACCAGTCTTGGCCTCGCTGTATAGCAAGCGTAAACCATCAAGGTCATTGCCTAATTCTGCTGCCATTGCAAGCCAATCTCTAGCAGTTGCAGATGGTTTCTTATCCCTTGCAACCTTGGCCATCTCCTCGCGTGTGGCTCGCTTGTTGCCTGAGTAGCCGGCGTTAGCAAGTGCTCTACCGATAGCAGATGTTTCAGCGTTCTCTAATGCAGATGTTTTGTTTGCCATGCCTTGACCATCAACCTCAAAAGCTAGACCAGTTGCCTTTGGCTTGTCGGTTTCGTTGTTTAGGTACACGCTCGCCATGACTACCCAAGTGCTCACCTGTCGGTCTTGCAGCGTTGTCTGGTTCTCGGTGATGATTCTGCCGTCAGGGTTGTCCTTGTAGAAACGCTTGATGCGTTGCTCGACTGTTTCGTAATCATTTAGGTTGAACTGTGCCATTTACTTACCCTTCTCGTGGTGCAAGTAAGGTGCTCCACCGGCTCTTGATCTAAGACTGAGCAGGTGCTCGCCGTAGATGATGCCTCGCTTCTTACCTTCCATTGCTTTGATAACTCTAGCTTTTAGGTCTGTCAAAAGCTTGTTAGCCTTCTCTGCGTCATTCACAGCATTGAAGTAGTGAACCCCAAGCTCATCCAAGTCAGCCTCGCCATCCTCGATGTTAGGGCTGAGTGCTCTGATAGTTTCTAGTGTCGAGTTAGACCCATCCCAGTCAGGCATCTTTAGATCTAGGCAAGCTTGCCGGAATCTAAGAGCAGCATCCCAAAGTGTGTTCGCCTCAAACTCATCCCACTCAATGTCAAACTCCATGTAGCTAGAGCCAGCTAGTGCGACAAGCTTTGCTCGCCTAATGCCAAAGACTTTCATGTACCAAAGCACTTGTGCTCGGTAAGACTGTGGCACTTGTGTCCAGTAGTCGCGAGAGAACTTGACCTCGATGATTCCCCAGTTGCCATCAGCATCTTTGTAAAGTCCGTCAAGGTTTGCTCTTGCCCAGTCGTACATCTTGTTTGCCCAAGTGCCTGTTTCGTAGATCTCCAACTCAGGGTGCTCATCGGCAAACAATTCCAAGATAGGTGCCTCAAGTTTTGTGCCGAGCTTCATGCTCATGTTGGGTTGGACTTCATCAGGGATCTGACCAGTCTTTTTAGCCCACTTTGTTATGGCTGATTCCCAAGTGCTGAGTCCGGCGATAGCAGCGATGTCCGAGCCACCGACTGCACCTGGTTCATTGCGTAGTGAGTGCCACTCCGGTGATCCGTTGGCAAAGTCACCTAGAAGGACTGCATCCTGCAACTCGTTTATCTCGGTTGGTAGCTTAGAAACTGGCAAGGTTTCCCTCTCTTTCCTTGTCGGCAAGCCCACGCTAACTCTCTCGGCGTGGGTTTGCAATTTACTGTGTTTTTACTCTAGTGTCGGCCTATGACATTTAGACATCTAGAACGCAAATACATCGAGCTGCAAGAAGCTGTAAGGAATGTGCCTGGTGGGGTTGGGTGTGCCAATGACCCGACTTTATTCTTTCCCGAGGACTTGGTGGGTAGCTACCATGATCGCAAAGATGTAATCACTCAGGCTAAAGCTATCTGTGCCGAGTGTCCGGTCAGACTAAGGTGCTTTGACTATGCCCTATCAGCCCACATGGTAGGCATCTGGGGTGGGACTACTGCTGAAGAACGACAGAAGCTAAGGGGTTAGCCCTTTTTGTCAGTCTTATCGGCAATCTTGCCAAAAGACTTGTTGATCTCATCAGCGTCAATCTCGCCATCGGCAAGGTATGAGCGAGATAGTTCCTGAGCAACATCTATAACACCAGCGAAAGCTGCCATTGCTACTGCCTGAGCTACCTCAAGGCCGATAACTGCTCCACCGACAAAGATGCCTGTGACCTTCAAGATGATTACAGCTAGGGTTCTGCGTGCGATGTCTAACCACATAGGTCAGTCCTTTCGTAGAGGGTAAGTTGCTGCCCAAAGGGCGATAGTAATAAGGATGGCCCAACCTGCAAAGTCTTTAGCTGTGCCTTCGAGAACGACCCAAGCGATAGCTAGACCAACAATGGTCCAAGCTTGTTCTAGTTGGTCTTTGATAAACCTCAAGGTTTCCTACCTGCTAATGCGACCTGGGTGACAATTACAGAGGCAACAATTACTTGCTGTGCCTGTTCTCGTACTTCTGGACTTAGATCCGACCCGATTGAGCGTAGGTTGTTTACAAGTTTACCGACTGCCTCTAACGCTAGTTCAATGCTTATTGTTTCCTCTGGCAAAACCTGCTCAGGGCTAGGCTCACTCGGAATTGTCGGCTCTGTAGGGCTTGTAGGAGCCTCAGTAGGCTCTGGGGTAGGTGTTATGACCTCTGGGGGCTTTGTTGGCTCTATAGGGCGTACAGGGCTTGTGGGACTAGGCTCTGGTTCTGGGGTGGGTGTGGGCGTAGGTTCAGGGGTAGGCTCTGGCTCTATGGGAGCCACCGGAGCCACTGGCTCAGGCTCTCTGACAACTTCCTCAGTGCGAGCCACATCCTCTGTGCGTATAACTGTTTCGGTTCTTTCAACATCTCGACTCACATCCTCGGTGCGTTGGACTTGCTCAGTTTCTGGTGCAGTTTCAGGGCTAGGAGTGGGACTGATAGGACTAGGAGCAATGTAGCCAGGATGATAAAGCAAAGCAGGATCCAGCTCAGTGCCGTCACTAGATACAACACCAACAAAAGTGGTGAGCTGGCCAGCCCAACCACCCTCGCAAAAGTGTTGGGCAATGTTGCCTTTATCCATGAAGTAGTTGTTTTCATTGTTCCATCCTGTCGCATAGCTTTGTTGATTGCCAGTTGAGTCGGCACAGGTAATTGTGGCCCAAGCTTGTGCAGCGTAGGCAGGGGTTGGTTGCCAGACCATAAAGAATAAAAAAAAGCCCACAAACATAAGTCGTAGGCTTTTCTTTTTGGCTAAGTTATTTAGCAAGTTTGGGTTGCACCTTTGGGGGTTTAGGGGCTTTGACTACTGGGACTGGTTCGTGAACTGGGGCAGGGGCAACCTCACCTGTGTCTGGTGTTGCTAGGTTGACCTCGGCGTTCAGTTCCCACTTAGCGATGGTTGCCTTGACAAACTTGAGTGGATCTACAAAGCCCTTGCCGTCAGATGTCCAGCGGTGAACCCGACCCTTGCAAATCTCAAAGTGTAGGTGTCGGCCAGCAGATGCACCTGTGTTGCCCATGATGCCTAGTCGAGTACCAGCCTTGACCTTCTCGCCCTTGACAACAGTTAGGGAACCCTCAACCATGTGAGCGTAACGTGTCACATAAGCCTCACCGTCAATGATGACTCTTAGGTCCACATAGTAGCCAACCCCACCGAGCGAGCCGTCTGGGTTCTTTAGCTTTGATGTGCCAGCAGCAATGACCTTGCCATCATGCCAGGCTTCGTTGTAAATCTTTGCCTTTGGTCCCCAGAGATCTACACCATTGTGATGCTTCTTGTACTTCTCAATAGGGTGGATTCTCCAACCGAATGGGCTGGTGACTTTCCAGTCCTTGCCAAACTTGCCGTCTAGGGGCATTTGAGGTTTTGATGTCATCTGTTTACAACTCCAATGATTAGGCCAATAAGGGATACAACGGAAGCAGCTAAACCTGTGTAAGCAATCTTTTCAATCCAAGCCAAGCGAGCAAGGGTCAGCTCTACCTCTCTCAAGCGAGCAGGAACCTCGTCTAGGTGGTCCAGCTTCTCAAGGATCTTGACAAGGGTTTCCCCATGCTCAAGTTGCTTGGCATAGATAGCTTGCTGGGTGATGCGTACACCCTGTGTTTCCTCGGCCATTGGGCTAGTTTACAAGACATAAAACAACTGGGATTGCAGAGTCAAAACCACTAGGGTTTAGCTATGACAAAAACCTATCATTTTATGGCTGGCCTACCTCGCTCAGGCAGCACTGTCTTATCGGTAATCCTGAATCAAAACCCACAGATCTATTCCAGCCCTCAGACAGATTTGTTATCCATGCTTTACAACCTTGAGAGCAACATCCCTAACTATGAGAGCTATCGAGCAAAGCTAATGCACTCTAATTTTGCATCTGTGTTGTACGGAATGGCAGACACTTTTTATAGGCCGATTGACAAGCCAGTAGTCATTGACAAAAACAGGGGGTGGGGTACTCCGTACAACTGGGACAACCTCAGCTTGTATGTAAACCCAGATGGCAAGGTCATTGTCACAATGCGACCAATTCTTGAGGTGCTTGCTTCATTTGTTAAGGCTGCTCAAAAGACACACAAGGCAACAGGATTTATGCCTTATCTAAACAATGACTTATGGGTCAGCCACTATCGAGATGTCACTGATGCTCAAGTAGACAACATTATGGCTGCTAATGGTGAGATGGACCGAGCAATCTTTTCTATTGCAAACCTAGTCAAAAACCATAGGGACAAGGTTTATGTTGTTTGGTTTGATGACTTGTTAAATAGCCCAGAGGCAACTATGAACGGCATCTTAGATTTCTTGGGCCTTGGCAGGTTTGACCATAACTTCAACAACATCAAGGCAGTAGACAATCACGATGATTTAGCTGGTTATGGAATCTTGGGATTACACGATGTAAATAAGAAACTCGCTAGACCGAAAACGGACCCTAGCGAGCTTCTATCTGACTATGTAATTCAGAAGTATGGAAACGCTTTAGACTTTCTAAACTTCTAGCCAGCTAATAGTTTCTTCATCCCAGCGGTAATCGCCTTCTGGCTTTGGAACTGGAGCTTTCCAAGTAGCGGTTGGTTCATCTAGTACCCAAGAGTCGAATGACTTTGGTGGAATAAAAGCGTCTAGCTCAGCATTATAGGTAAACCCAATGCCTGCGTAATGCTTTCTAATCCTTGCGTTGTAACTTGTTCGCTTACAAACCTGACCCCGAAAGTTTCCATACCAAGTTTCGGTATCTAAACCTTCAATAAGTTCAGTTTCGTCAATTCCAGTTATGACCTCAGTCACAATGTTGTTCTCATCTAAAAATGCGTAATGTGCCATTATGCCCAGCTCACATTTCCTGTGCCATTAGTTATGGTTGTGATTTTGTTTGCCCCAGAAGTTGAAGTAGAACCAGTTAACCCAGCACCTATAGTTATTGTGAAGGTGCTTGGATAACTCAAAATAACTATCCCAGAACCACCGGCAGCAGCATTATTACTGCCAAAGCCATAACGACCACCACCGCCACCACCACCAGTATTTGTAGTTCCAGCTCCAGCATTGGTAGACGTACTTGCCCCCACGCCACCGCCACCAGCACCACCAGAAGTAATAGTTGCACTATCACTTCCACCGCCACCGCCACCAGCGTATGTGACAGATGAGCCTGTTATTGTGCTTGCTGTACCAGCACCACCATTTCCACCATTGAAACTAGAAGGGGCATTAGAGCCAGCAGCCCCAGCTCCACCGCCACCGCCACCAGCGTTGTAAGCACCAGAACCACCAGCATTTCCTTGACTAGGGCTAACGCTTGGGGTGTTACCAGCACCTCCAGCTTGAGCTGAGTTTGTATTGTTACCGCCACCACCAGAACCGCCATCGAGTCCTGGGCTAAACCTATCTGCTCCTCCACCACCGCCAGCAGATGTCACTGTATCAAAAACTGAGTTTCCTCCATTTGAACCACGCGAGAAGTTTCCACGAGGCCCACCAGCACCAACGGTAACTGTGTAAGTCGTAGCTGGCACTTTGGTTTCTGTAGCAGTTCTGAAACCACCGCCACCGCCAGCACCACTACACCTTCTAAAGCCTTCATTGTATTGGCCGCCACCGCCACCGCCACCAGCAACGACTAGATAAGTGACTGATAGTGGGGGGGCTACGCTACCAGCAGCAGCACTCAAAATACCTAAGGGAAAGAGTGCCATAGTTAGACCGCCGTAGCCCCACCAATAATGCGGTAAGAGTTAGTCGCAACACAGACAACAGATACAGCATCATAACGAGTACCGATTGCGTATGCGGTTCCTGCGGTTCCTCGACCAAGGATAGATACTGCCGTTGAAGCTGCGTTGATCGTGACAGTTCCGGCACCATCTCTAAGGATGTCTACACGCTCGCCAGCCTGGAAAGCTGTGGCAGTTGAGAATGTCACTGTCTGAGCTGAGGCAGAGTCAAACTCTAGGATCTTGTAGCGGTCAGAAGTAAGCACTGTGTAAGTGGTAGCGGTAGAGGCTGTTAGTGTCACCTCGTTGCTGAGGTATAAGTTCACATCGGCAGCAGCTAGGACTTCACCAGCGGTAAAGGTTTTTCTTGGCATTGGTTTCCTTTTGTTCTCGTTTTAGTTTACTACTCGTAGGCAAGGCGGTCATTGTCCAGCTCGCCGAGGACTGGGTTGTCAAGGATGAAGATGGCAAAGTCAAGGCGTTCTAGGGCAAAGGTTATGTTCTTGCTGTTTGCTGACCAGTCATGGCTGATACCGATGATCCTGACATACTGCTCGATTGCCGGTGGGATGTCAGAAGGCTCAAAGCGAACCTGCACAATGTCACCAATCTCAAGCTCTAGGACTGCATCCTGGTTAGCCTCGGTAAGCGTGTCCATTACTACTGTCACAGCCTCAAAGCGGTACTGAGGTTCCTTGAATCTGGCAAGCAAGTAATCTGCCAAGAACTGCAACTCAGACTGGCTTGCAACAAGCAAGTTGCTCTGTGAGTAGCTTCGAGGACCATAGACAGTCTGCGACTCAGTATCAGAAGCCGAGGCCTCAAGGACAGGGCTACTAGCGTTGCTAATAAGGATGCGGTTGTAAAGGTTCTCAGATCCATAGACATTGTTTACGCTGGCAAACTGGATGCCCTGGTAAACACCAGCAACGACCTCATCGGTAAAGACTAGGTTGGGCGTGTTCGGCACAGAGTTCCGCTCGCGGAATACGACCTTGCCATCCTTGCCAATAAACAAGTCCCCAAACTCTGAGTTGCTTACAAGTTGCAGATACTCAAGCACCGAGGTTCCCTCAGCTACAAGGGCTCCCAGCATTGTTGAGTTGCCGGTGTCAATCTCTCTTTCGGCTGCTGGCCATTCAACCTCTGGTCTGTCAAGCACAGCGTTCACGCGAGCACCTGAGAGCTGGGCAGTAGGGGTAAACTCCTCAAGCCCTGAGTTAGTCAAAGTTGAGAAGGCATCAGATACATCTATGCGAACCTGTGACCGGTTGCTTGGTGCGTAAACAATGTCAAAGTCATCTATGGCACCAATAAAGACTGGCTGGTCATTGCAGGTGATTCTTACAGTTCGGCGAGGGATGAGCTGACCAAAGTAAGGGCCGTTGGGATACAAGGGGTCAAAGTGTCGGTCCGAGTTGTCAACAACGATGCTCGAGGTTCCAGCGTCAATACGATCTAGTGCCTGGTTCTTACCTCGGGCTGTGCTTGTTGCAATAAGTCTGTCTGAGATGTCAAAGAATCTCTCGCCACCAAGGGTAAAGCTTGTGTTGTCTAGGACACCTTTGATTGCGTCATCGAGGACAAAGGCAAAGGGGTCTGCCTGACCAAGGTTTAGACCTAGTTCAACTTTGACTGCTGGGGCTGGCATTACGCTCCCACAAAGACAGCACCAGAAGTACGCTCGTAGGACTTGATAGCCTCAACGATTGCCCTACCGATAGTCGAGCCAGAGCCAACACCGCCATTGACATTTATGTTGTAAACATTCTGTGGCTTGTTGTTTGTGTATTGACTCATCTTGTTTAGTGGGATAACAGCTTCTGGTTGTCCTGCTTCGGCAAGGTTGGCAAGCACTCCACCTGGCTTTGGCATAACGATACCGCCAGCAGCAAGCCCTGGAATTGTTGCAGGTAATTTTGCTGGTGTGTTTACTGGCACCTTTGGGATAGCAACAGTTGGCACCTTTGGCACCTGAATCTTGATTGCCCCACCAGTGACAGATGACACGATTGAGAGTGCAGCATTAGCAAGACTGATGACACCGTTGAGCCCACCGATGATTGTGTTGATAAAGTTCTCAAACCTTGTGGCTAGTCCGTTGATGACTCCGATGACTAAGTTGCTGATGCTGTCAAACACAGCTCCAAAGAACTTGCCTACCTCAGCCAAGCCCTTCTGGATAGCTTCAAACAACTTGGCCCAGCCACCAGACAAGCCGACCAGGTAGTTGATCAAGATAACAGCACCGGCAGCCAAAGCTGCAACTAAGGTGATGACCTTGACAATCGGGTTAGCATTGAGGGCAAAGTTCACACCGAGAATCGCAATAGCTAAAGCTCCAAAGATACCTGCAAGCACAGACA